GCTTGTGATACGAGCGTAATTGTCCCGACTTGAGGTCCATGCTCAAGGATTTTGCCTCCACTCGCGAATCCTCAGTCCCAACATGCGAGAGGTGCGGAGTCGTCACTTTGAGGAGCGCCTCGTCGGCGACGATCTCATGCCCTTCGGCCAATTCCTTGGCCGTTGTGACCGCCCACATCACCGAGTCCTGCTCGCTGGCTGTGAGCGCCAAGAACGCTTGGTGGTCTCCCATGAGCAGACCCCGGAAGGCCGGGTCCATCCGGTTCCCTCTCTCTGCCGCAGGGCCAGAGACGGGGTTGGATGTAAAACACGGACACAGGTCCAGCTTGTCGAGAGCGGAATGTCTGATCGTCGCGCTCATTATTTGACCTCCCATGGCGGCGGCGTGAATGTGGCCCAGTGCAAGATCGTCTCCAGCACCGCCTCGCCAGAGACAAATCTCCAGCCGGACTCGTCGAGATATCCTGTCTCAATCTGACTGTCGCCAAAATGCAGCAGCACGATTATGTCTCTCGGCGGTTCCTCCGACTTGAGGCTCATTGGAACCCAGTAGTTCGTCGTCGCGCCCATTATGCGACCTCCAATAAAACGGTTTCAAGGAAGCGAGGAGTCGCCGAGAGGATGCGCTTGCGGTAGCCCTCATCCGCGATGTCGCGGAAGGTCTGCCCCTCAATGATCTGCCCCTTGGCAACGAGGAAAGCGTTGACCTTTGCCTCATGCTCGAAAATCCGCTTCTCCAGCGTCGTCGCCCACTCTGGTTCTGCGGTATCATTTGATACCACCTCGGCCTCGATGACAGGTGTTGCAGGAACTGCAACAGGCTCGACCACCGGCTCGGCCTTTACTTCCACCACCTGCTCCACCTTCGCGGCCACCGACCGCACAGGGCGAGGCGCTTCAAACTCGCCCACCTCCTCCGGTGTATACATCCCATTCAGCACCGCAGGGAATGTCGCCCGGACGCCCTCCGAGATGACCCGCGCCCGCAGCATCTGCCGGGGATACGAGCGCCAGTTGTCCTTGCCGCCCAGCCCAGCCGCCTTGGCGCGGGCCATGTCCCAATCGATGCGGAGCGATCCGCCGGCCGGGTGCGTGAAGGTCGCCGAGACCTTCTCGTTCGTGTGGTCGTGCCACTCGACACGCCCGCCCGATTGCTGGAACCTCGCCATCATCGAGTCGGCCTTCAGAGAGGCTCGGCCTTGGATGATGTGGTAATCGTTTGCCACCGATCCGGGGTGACGCCCTTCGGCAGTCGCCACGATCATTAGTGTCAATGCCTGCTCGGGAGTTTTCATTCCCAAGAGGCCGCTTTTAGCGAAGGCATTTGCCATCACCTGCATGTCGCTGAGTGCGACTTGTGTGTTGACTTGTGTAGTCAGTGCTGTATTGCTCATTTGTTATTACTGCTTTTCTTGTGGTTTTGACTTGGCCCCGTCGGATTGCCGTCCTTCGGGGCCGCTTTCTTGTGGTGAGGATGTTTAGTCCTCGAAATCTTCAAATTCTTCCCAGCGGGCCTCGCGCTCCCTGCGGCGGTCGGAATAACGGCGGAACCGCTCCAAAATGTTCCGCTGTCCCAGCCGGTAGCTCGCATAGCAGGAGCCGAGCGTCAGAACGGCGAGAACGATGGCGAATTCCGCGCTCACTTGGCCACCCCCCATGTGATTGCCAACAGCACCGCCAGTGGACCCAGAGCCTTGATCGCCTCCCAGCACGACTGCAAAAGCCAAAGGATTTCTTGATGGCTCATAGTCCCGCCCTCCGGGTGTTGAGCGATGCACGGCGCTTGTCTGCCCACCACTTCTCCAGCGAGGGCCGAAGGATGCGCCATCCGCCACGGTCGCCACGCGGCTTCTCAGCGGTGAACATTCCCTTGTTGCAAAATTGCCGGATCGTCCACGGCGCGTAGCCGGTCATTGACGCCGCCTCCTCCACCGTCATAAGAAGATTCGCGCTCACGCCGCCTTCCTCGCTTTCTTAGTGGGAGTTTTCTGCGCCTTATTGGCGGGGGTGTCTGACACCCTGTCCAAAAAAATAGTCGCCGCTTCCCTCATAATAAAAGCCAGAGACCGGCGCTCAGCTTTAGCGATCTCCGCCAGTTGATCCCTCATGGCGCGTTCAATTGGAAAGGTGATTTTTGTCATCGTGGTTTTTTGGTTTTGGATTGTTTTTTTTCTTTCATGTAGGAGTCGCACATCAGTTTCATGGCCGCGACACGGTCAATGCCATGCTCCTTTGCAAACTCCTCAATTCTTGCCAGCAAGGTGTCCTCTATAGGCACCGTTACCCGGACTTTGTTTGCTGCTCGTTTGTCAGGCATGGAAGAACATTAAGGCTGGTGTCTGACACCCGCCAAGCATTTTTTTTATTTTTTTTCAATAAGGTGAAACCCTACCCGATAAAAACACTTGACACGCCCATTGGCAAAGACTCCGCAGGCCGAAATAAATTTTCACCCGCTTATACAGACGCTTCGCAGGCGAGGGGGCTTGACAAGCGACCCAAATCAAAACCATCCAACCGCCCGCCAACCCGCATAAAATCTAGTAAAAACGACAATTCTATTTTTGGTCGAGAAGCGCATTGATCACGCACTCCATTTCAAACCACCTATCGCGATCCCGTTTGTTTTGGATAAATTCGCCGCCACCTTTGCTGTTAGGAATTTCTTTTTGCAACTGGCGAAACTCCTCAATTGCTTCATCGATTTTTCCGCTGGATATTGCCTCATCGACGCAACGCTGAACCCATTTTTTTAATTCAGATGCATCTACATACTTCCTAGCCCACCGGATATTATTGCAAGCCTCCAACCAAAAATGCCCGAGCGGGAAAATTATCAGCAGCGCCAACCACGGTTCCCAAAAAATTCCCATCAACAAAAAAACCAAAGCACCCGTTCCAACCATGTGTGGGTGTTCAGACGCCATCGGCATGGCGATGTCTTTAATTTCTTTTTCGGGTATATTCATCGTTTCACCTTTTTCGCTCGGTTCTCCAGCACCCGCGCAATCACCTTCTCGCGGTTCCGTTGATACCAATCAGCCTTGCGATCCTTTTCCGCCTCCTTGAATTTGTCGTCCGTGCGGTAGCGATCCGAGTATTGTTTCGCCATGAACTTCCGCTGCGTTTTCTTGTTCGCATAGGGCATAGGTCAAATCCTCCAGAACGCCTTCCAATCGGCACGAACAGCAGGAACCGCATAGACTCGCTGCACCATCGCAGGCGAGGTGTGGCCCATCTGGTAAGCGGTCAACCCGGCGTTGCCGCAGCGACCGAGATGGTAAGTCGCGAACGAATGCCGAAGCGCATTCTCTGGCCAGCCCTCCCAGCCAAGAGCAAGTGCCACGCGCCGCCGAGCCTCATGCAACGCCTCCAGTGAACCCGTCACAATCATCCCTTTCTTCCCATTGAAAAACTCCCGCCGCTTCACCAGCGGCTCGGTCATATCCACGACCCGCTCCAGCATTCCCGTGGTCTGTTTCGAGACCTCGGGCCGAATATGGATTTGCTTCGATTTGAAATCCACATCCTCCCAATTCATCCGCGCCACCTCAATCGTCCGCAGGCCCGCGAACCCGCCAAGCAAGAGCAATGCCCGAATCTCGTCCGGCATCGTCTCCTTCAAAAGTTCTTTCATTTGCGAAGCCGTCAAAATGTTCCGCGCCGGTGTCGCCTTCGGAGACCGCATCCCCTCGACCGGCGACCGCTCAATGAACCTCATCCGTGCCGCCCACCGGAAAAACATCCGCGCATAGCGAAACCACATCGCCCGGGTGGTCGGCGACTGCGAGGTCTGGTTGATCCACCGAGTCAGCGCCACCGGCTCAATGGCAGACAACGGCCCGGACCATTTCGAGTTCAGTTCCCGGCACAGCATCTCGACCTTCGCGAAATGCGATTTCGATTTGCTCTCGTTCTCTGCCGCAAACATCCGGGTCGCCACCGCCACCGACATCCCGCCCTCCTCGCTCCTCACTCCCTCGCGCCCCTTCTCGCGCAACACATCCACCAACCGCGCCCCCTCCGAATGCGCCTCCAACTCCGTCTCGAAAAAAAGCCGCTTCCGATCCCCGAAATGGGACGCCTTCAAATCCAGCACCCATCGATTTCGCGAATCTTCAAACCGCACCGCATAAGGATTGTGTTTCATTCTGTTGGTTGGTGTTTTTGTAGTCAGTGCCAACTAGTGCCAAAAACATCCCCTCAAAAGCAAAATGACGCAACAGAAAAAAACACGAAGCAAAACACAGGGGAGGGCGGGAGACCCGCACGGGAAAAGGCTCCAGAGGCTCTATTGGAGGAGCGGAAGGGGCGGGATTCGAACCCGCGGTAGCTTGCGCTACGTTCGATTTCGAGTCGAAAAACTACTGCTGACTACGAACGATTTACGGAAGGAGTGCCAGAAAGTGCCAAGGCGGGCCGAATTCGGATGAAGTTTCGGGCAATTGTCTTCTGGCGGGCTTTGCGCCAGACACCGTCGCCGGATTCGGAATCGCGGTCTCCTCGGCCATTGGTGTTTCCCTCGATGGTGATGATCTGGTGGCCGGAATCGGATTCGACGATTCCGACATGGCTGAAATCGAAGACGACGATGTCGCCGGGGCGAGCGAGTTCGCGTTCGTGAAGGATGATCGTTGTTTTTGGGCGGGCCTTGGCCCAGCCGATGAATCCGTAGGCGAGCGCGGTCTGCGGTCGCCATTGCTTGAATGGATTTGAGCTTTGGAGATTGAGCCACTCGGTGACGCCGGGAGCGTGGAGCCACTCGCGGATGCACCAGTCCACGTAGGCGGCGCACCATGGCCATGAGGCGGGCTTGAGGTTGGTGGCCCGTTGGTAATTCCGAATCGGAATGCCGTTGTTATTCCCGCCTTCCTCGCGAGTGCCGATTTGCGAGGCGGCGATTTCGGCGAGGAGCTTGGTCATTTGTCTTCGAGGGCTTTGGCTTCGCCAAATTTCGACCAGGCGTGAGTGAGGTTGCTGTCTCCGGGGAGTTCGGGGTTGGTGAGCGGGATGTATTTCACCGACACGCTGACTTGCAGGTTGCCAAGCTCGCCCATGCGGTCACCGAATGGAGGGACGGGAACGCTCACGCAGGATGTGAGGAGGAACAGGACCGCGCCGAAAAGGAGCGCGGCGATTGCGAGGGTAACGAACTTGGGTTGCATCACCGTTCCCAAGGGAAATTGCGGTTGGTCATTTGCCCTTGCGAAAAATGTTGACCGCGCCGACGAGGCCGAGGCCCGCTGCGACGATGGCTTCTTGGTGGGATGGCGAGAGCGACACGCCGAGGGCTGTGGCGACCAGCAAAATCCCGCGCCATGTGGAGTTCTCGTTGAGCCTGTCAAGGATGAAATAGAGTGGTTTCATGGTGGTTATATGGTATCAGTCAAAACAGGTGAGTTGTCAATCTTCGGTTGCGGCGTTCTGGTAGAGGCCGACGACCGGCTTGATCATGTTCAGCAGGACGGCGGGAGCGGCCATTGCTGGGGAGAGCGCCATTGAGCGGAAAATGTTGTTCCACTCCTTGAGCATGGCATCCGGGTCGTCGAGGTTGAAGACATCGTCGAGATTATTTCCCGCACGCACCGCTTGCTCCATGGCGGAGAGTAGTGGGTTCTGTGTGCTGCTGTTGAAAGTTTTCTGTCCGGTGAGCTTGGAGATGGCGAGTTCGCCGACCGTGCCTGCAAAGAAAAACCCTTGCAGCGGGGCGAGGAGAATGGCCTTGGCGAAGCCGCCGAGGTTCCAGATTTCCTCGTCGTCGTCATCGGAGAAGACATCGCGGAAGGCGCTGGCTACGACATGGGAAAGGACGGCCATCGTTTCGACCACAAGGATTCGGCGGATGTGTTCGTTGGCGTTGCCTTGCCCGGTGGCCAGCCCGCGAGCGGCATCGGCGAGGATGGCGGTTTTGAGGCGAGGATCGGACATGAAAAGGAAGAAGGTTTTTGCCAAAACATTCCCGTTGTTTTCCATGATGGATTTTTGTCCGAAGCTGACCGGTTGCGCGAATCGGTAGATGGCTTGGCTGGCGGCGTCGAGGGCGGCTTGTTTGGCGAGGTTCTCCGGCATGCCTGCTGCGAGGGCATCGTTGAGGTTGGCCCGGTAGACGATGGCCGATGAGATCGAGGTCGCGGCGGAGTCGAGCCAGTTGATCGGAGTCATCGATGCCTCGGCAATCTTTGCGCCGAAGTTTGGTTTGCCTGCGTAGCGCGAGAATAGGAATCGAGCCTCGGCGGTTGCTCCACCTTGGAGTCGGTTCTGGATGGCATCGGATTCCCACACGGTCTGAATGTCCTCCGTGATTGTCGATGGGTTGGAGAGCGCGGAGACGATCTGTCGCATGTCGAGGGCGAGGCCGAAGCGGATCGTGTTGTCCAACTGCATGGCGAGGGTCTTCAAGCTGAATCCCAGCGAGGAGACGGCCTTGCCGGATAGGACCGTGCCGAGGATTGGATTCAGCAATGCGGCTTCGCGGGCC